AGTCAGTATTTTTAGCTATTAACATTTGTCTTTCACTCAGTTGATCAAATTCTCTAACTAGAGCTGCGTCTCTTGCTACTGATCCACCAAAAATACTAGCCAGTTTATATTCTATTGCTAATCTAAAATGAGGAGGAAACTGATCTTCGCTTTGTCTAAATATATAATCCATTATAACTGTGCTTTGAGATCCAAAACCATCTAAATAAATTTTATCTTCATATCTATTATACTGTATTAATGCATCATTAACTGTAACTGCTAATATTTTTAAACATTCAGGATTAGCTGGTATTTGATATGCATATTCAAATCTACCAGTAGGAGAGTTTGCTAATAAAGATAATTGTTGTTGTCCTGTTGCAAATCTCCAATTATGTCTAGTTAAACTAGATTCAATAATTTCTTCATATATTGTATTAGTTACGTTAGCTTCTGTTGTTCCATCAGTAAATGAAGCAATAGGATTTGCTCCTATCATTACTAACGCTCTTGAAGCTATATCTACTTTGGTTACTGCCATACACTATTTTTTCTTTTTTCTGTATGTTGTTGATTTTCCTTCATAAACTTCAGAAGGCATTAAAAGAGATATATTTTTACCACTTATATTAGATATTCCATATGTTTTTCCTAAATATTGAGCAGTATTTAAAAATTCATTTTTTCTTTTATATGGCTCACTTGATTCTAAAATACTATCTAATACAGCTAATTTAGTTCTTACATCATCTATTTGTGTTGTTGTTAATTCTTTTCTTGAAAAAATAACATTTTTATTTTTATCTCTAAATGTTGTAGAAAATCTACCATCAGGTAATCTAGAAATATCATATAAAGATTCTGGTTTCATAGTAGATTTAATAACAGATTGTGCTAAAGCTCCAGTTAATAAAGCAGCTCCACCTAATTCAGCAGCTCTAGTTGGATCTTTTCCTATTGCTTTACCTAATGTTGTACCTTCCATTAATTTAGAAGTTTTTTCTTGAGCTTTTGCTGTAACTTTTTTTGCACCTCTTATAGCTTTTTTTGTAGCTTGTTGTGCAGTTGCTGCTGCACCAGTAACAATATTAGGAGTATTTTGTATTGCTTTAGCTTTTTCTAAACCTTCAGGACTTACTTTTCCTTGTCTAACATTTTCAAAACCTTTTGTAGATCCTGTTTTCTTATATTGTTGCATAGCAGTATCTAATTCTTTAGATACTACTTTTTCTGTTTGTAATCCTTTAACTCTACGACCTTTAGTTTCTAAATCTTTTTTTTTCTTTTTGGCAGCACTTATAGCTTTGCCAACTATTTTTTTACCTACACCTATTGCTGCACTTATTGCCATAATTTCTCCTATTTGACTAGAGGGGGATAAACCCCCTCATAGTTGTTAATCTCCTTATGCAAGAGCTACTGTTGTTACAGTAGTTGCACCTGTTTCAGAAGTAACTGTAATTGTGTCCATTTCGTGAGTACCACCTACACCGATTGAACAAAGGATAACATCACCTTTGCTTAATTCTTTGTAAGCAGAATTGAAATAACCTGAAGCTACAACAGCTGCTTTAGCATCACCATCAGTATAAAACCATAGTGAATTTCCAGCACCCATTCCAGCAATTTTCTTAATCGGATTTGAAGTTGCGTATGCCATTATTTATCTCCTATTCCGCACACTTCTGTACTCTAATACCATTAGTATCAATTAGAATTGATCCCATGGATAGGTAAGAAGTCATTAAGTGAGATACCTTTTCAGGTATATAGTTTACTTCAGTTCTAACTTCAGATCCTACACCTAGACCCATTGATGACTTGTGCCATGCAATAGTGTGTCTATCAGTAGATCCAGATGTGTCTAGACCAGAATGTACAAATACTAAGAAACCTAAGAATTTTTTCGCTGTGTAATTCATACCAGAAAAAGGTAATTCGTTAGATCCAATGTATTCCATTCTTGACCATTGATCATCATCTAATAAGTTAGACCATTGGTTAGGGCCGATTGCCCAGTATCTTCCGCCATCATCAGGAACGCTGTTAGTTCCGAAAAGCGCTTGCATTTCTTGGAACTTATCTACGTTCATGTCAGTTGCCACAGTACCACCTTGTGCACCAGCATTGTTAGCTAGTGTAGTAGCAGAACTCATAGCATCTGTAATGATAGAATCAGTTTTACGACCAAGAGCATATGCTGCATTATTTGCAACAACTGATCTTTCGTCAATATTGGTTTTAAGCTCGTCTAGTTTGTCTACGTAATCAGACGCATAGAAATCAGCTAGAGTTGCAGTTACATTTGTGTGAGAAATGTTCATAGCAACTACTTCTGCGTGTCTTGCTTTGCTTGTAGCTTCACCTGTTCCAACTTTTTGGAATTTTACAGATTCGCCACTTACTCCGTTTACAGTACGCACTAGGCTTTTTAGCTTACTACCCATTCTTTGATATGCCATATGCACTTCAGCTTCGAACTGAGTGATAAAAGCATTAGTAATAGAAGCAGACATTTTAACCTCCGTATGCTTGTTAAGTTTACCTAGATTGTCTCATAGGAGTTTGATATGTTATCTTTACAGGCATATCTAGGGCCTTAGAGGTCTATTTATTCTTTACTGACATTTTTTTTAATATTTTTCAACTCACAAATATTAACAACATTTTCTTTAGGAATGACACAAGTATCACCAATATCTGTATCATTATATGTCATATACAAAATTAATACGTCATCATCATCTTTTAACACATATCCTTCACTATAATTTATAGCTGGTTTTAATTTTTTACCTTCAATAGGATCTAGCCATTCGGCAAAAGATTGTGCGTCTCGCCAAGTAGCTTTAACTCGCCTTCTTATTTCCGTAGTACTTTTCATATAAGTTACTTACTTTATTAATATAAGCTTGATCTCTATCTCCATCTTTCCAATATCTAGGATCTTTCATCATAGATCTAAGATCATCTAAACTAGGAGCAGCATCAATAGCTGTTTCTGTTTGTGGTATTGGTGCATCTTTATTAAGTTTCATTATTTCTTCTAATGCTTTTACACCTTTAGCTGTGCTAGCAAATTCAGATATAGCATCATAAGAATCAGTAGATAAATTTTTCTTACTCCACAAATCAGCAGCTTCTATTCTTGCATTTGCACTTTCACCTAATAATTGTTTTTCATTATCAAGATCAGGTAAACTTCCTATCTCATTATTAACAAATGCTTCTATACCTGTATTAAATTGATCTTGAGATAAACCAGCTTCTTTTGCTGTTTTTTGCCACCATTGTAATAAAGGCATTTCAGGATCAATATCCATTTGTACATTTTCTGGTATCTCAGGCATACTAATTTCATAATTTTCAGGAACTTTGGCTTTTACTTCATTAGCTATATCTTCTCTAATTTGTTTAGATAAATCTTCTGTTCTTGATCCTAATTTTTTTTCTAATGAATTATAACTACTAGATAATTCTTCTATATTAATTTCATTGGTATCTTTGTTCCAAAATTTATCTTGAACAAAGTCTGGTTTAGAACTTTCTTCTGTTTGTTCTGTTTGTGTAACTACTTCTTCTTCCATTCTTTACCTCGCTTAATTCTATTTTTAATTTGTTGCAGCATGAATCGTTGTCCTTCTAAATGCCATAATACTCTACTATCAGCAGTAGGATTTACTGTAGTATTCATAACAATACTATCGAAGTATTCCAATATTTTTTTACCATCAGGATCAGAAAAAACTGCAGCAAATATTTGATCTATTTCGCTGGTATCTTTTTTATTGTCCTTGTGGCGATTGACTAGGGATTCCCAACTCATTTTCTGCCATATTAGACTGTTGAGACATATTTTGCAATGATTGAATTATTTGTTGCTGCTCTTGAGGATCTCTTATTAATTTTTCTGGTAATCCTAATTTTTCTGCTAAATATCTAGCTACTTCATCTTGTTTAACAATCATATTAAGAATTTGTGGGCCAAATGTTTGAGCTAATATTGCATTAAAATTATTAACTACTGCAACATCTTGTTGATGTTGAGCTTGAGCTAATGGTGATTGAGCTATAATAGTTACTTCTCTATTATCAATTTTTGGAATTGCTATTCTACCTTGTTTAGATAAAATTCTAATTACTCTACGAAGTAATGGTGTTACAAATTCTGATTGCAGTCTACCAAATGATGATCCAATCTGTCTTGATAAATCTGCCATTCTTTCAGATACTTCAGTAGCAGACATTGGTGTACCTTCTGGTCTACCTAATGTTTCCATATATAATGCTTTTTTAATATTTTGACGCATATCAGCTAATATTAATTGAGCTACATCAAATCTACCAGCACCAGCTAAAGGTGTAAGACCTCTACTATTTGGAGCTACAGGAATTAAAGCACCTGGCACAAGATTTATATTATCAGGATTAACAACACCATCATCTTCATAAGTATATATTCCACTAATATTCATTTGTGCATTTTGTAATATTAGTTCTACTGTAAGATTAGTTGTTTTAATTGCAGCCATGCTATTAAATACAGGCCCTCTTCCATAAACTTCTCCTGATCCTTTATTCCATCTAAATACAATATAAGGATTGCTACCAACTCCATCTAATTCTTTTTCAAAAATAATTTCTTCTTCATTCATACAAGCAACACAATATTTATATTTTTCTGTGTTTGCTTCATCATAAATTTTGTAGACACCTTCTACAATATTTGCTTTCTTATTTTCATTATTTTCAATAGCTTTCAACATTTTTTCAGACATTTCTGCTTTAGGATAAGCAGTCATTAATTGGTTATAAGCTATTTGTCTTTTTCTAAATACTGTATCTACTTTATTATCTGGCCCATTGTTTAACATAACTTTAGGCAAAGGTATTGCTGTAAACTTAATAGGATTTAATGCATCGCCTTCTTCTACTAGCATTACACCAGTACCAATAGCACAATCCATAAATGCTTCATGTACTTCTTGATTAAAGTTAGATCCAGCTAATATCTCAAAAACATATTTAGTTATTTCATCTAATGCTTCATTAACTGCTGGTCTTTGATCTTCTGGTATATCAGTACCAGCTTCAAAGTTTGCCCATCTACCATAAGTAGGAACTATACCAGCTTGTAATCTACTAGCAAATTCTTGAATACCTACTACTGCAGTTTCATCAAATATTTTATCAGTACGTCTTTCTCCTATTGTTTCTTCATAAAAAGATTCTCTTGAAGGCATTGTGTATTCATATGCTTCTTCATATTTATCCTTCCAATGATCAAAGATTGTTTCTGCGTCTTGATACTTTTTAAAAAAATTTTTAAATTTATTATCAGTATATCCTGATGAAATATTTTTTTCTGCTACTGGTATAAATGCCATTATTACATTGCTCCTTCTATTAATTTTCTTTTACCACCAAAAAATGTTCTTGATCCTTTAATAGCAGATTGTTTTCTAGATAAAGCTTGTTTTTTTAAAAAAGCTTCTTGTGCTGCAGCTGTAGTTGCTTCACTAGCTTCTGCTTGTGCTTTAGTATCTTGTATTGTTGCGTCAGAAGTATCTCTTGTACTTGGACTAGCCGCTGCATAAGATGTAGAGCTTTGTAATGCACTATTAAAACTAGTTACATAATCATCATATTTTTTTTTATTGTAATCCATAAATGCTGCACCCATTACTGGAACACCCAAAGTTGCCATAGCTCCTGTTGCAATCATTTGTAATCTTTTTTGTGATTCAAACATTTTTTTTGAAATAGGTACTTGATTCATAATACCACCAGCACCAACTGTTCCCATTGCTGTTGGAGTTTGTGGGCCGCCTGGAGTATAAGATCCATATTTTAATTCATGACCTTTTGCAGTAAGCATATAATTATATGATCCATCAGGATTTTGTGATCCTCTTTTTGCTTCACCAATATCTACTAAATATTCATTAGTAGCTTTACTTGCTACTCCTCCATACATATCTGTACCAGATTTTTTAATAGCTTCTTTTACTTTTTTTGTACCACCTGTAATTTCAGCTTGTATAGATCTATCATTTCTATCACGACCTCTATCATCACCACCATAACTTCCACTTGATGTACTTGTATTACCACCCATTAGTTTTCCTTACCTTCATAAAAAAATCCTTTTCCACCAGCTCTAGAAAATAATGATCTCATTCCAACCATACCTTTTTCTTTTCTTCTTTTTAATTTAGCTTCTTTAGCTTCTAATTTTTCTTGCTCTTCTAATTCTTCTTTTCTTCTTCTTTCAATATCTTCTCTAACTGCTTTGTCTGCAGCAGTTTCTTGATACTTTGGTTTTCTAAATGCACCCATAGTTATAAGTCTATTTCACACATTCCATTTTTTTTCAACGCACAATATAGCTGATTAGGTGTAAATATCCAAAATCTAGACCAACCTATCATTCTTTGTACATAACTAACGCAGCTATGTTCTTTTATCCATGATCCCATAATAACTGGGAATTTAGATATTTTATCCTGTACTGGAACTTGTAATATATGTCCGTTTTTTATTTGTATTAATCTAAATATTTTATCTACTTCATCTTCATTAAGTATTTCTATATTTAATTTACCAAATAAATATTCTGCTATTATCCATATTTTTTTTTCAGGATCATAACCCATTACTCCACAATGTTTAAAACCCTTTTTAAAAAATTTAGTATGCCTATGATAATCTCTATTTTCGTAAAAATATACTAACCATTCATTCTGTTTTGCCATACACTTCTTCTTTTTTTATCACCAAATATACTCCAACCTCTTGTCTTAACAACAGTAGGATTTTTAGCTTTACCAGATATTAATTGTTTACCTTCACCAGCTCCTAATAATAAATACTGTAATGCGTCATGGACATGGGAATATCTATTCTTCATTGGCTTTTCGTCATACCTATCACCTGAAGTCTGCATTCTTCTGTAGAAATAACCACCATTAAATCCTTTTTTAAGATTAATACATCTATGATCTACTAAGAAACCAGCAGATCCTTCTACTAATCTAGCTAATGAAGTTTCAACAGCTTCTATTCTAAGAGCTACATCATTACTATGAGTAGGTTTACCCATTATGCCATTTTGTCGCAGTATTTGAAATGGTGTAGTTTCATCTGTTTGAGCTCTAAAATCTCCAGCTGGATCACCAAATACTTCTATATCTAAATTTCTATAATTTTTTGCAAACTCATATTTTAATAGTTCACTAAATCTTGCAATACCCATATCAAAACATACTAACTCTTGAAGTATAATCCATCTACCATTAGGTAACTTTTGACCGAACACTGCAGCTGGTGTTAAACCAAAGTCAATACCAACATAGACTGTTGTTTGAGCCGGCTCTAGATCTTCTTTTGATAAATGTATTTCCATATTCCAGTTA